CCAAGGATCGTGCAGAAGTCTTAGAAGACTTCGAGAATGACCGTTACAACGTGCTCTGTAACTCTATGCTCTTAACTGAAGGTTGGGATTGCCCGTCAGTGGATTGCGTAGTCGTGCTAAGACCTACTAAGGTACGTGCCTTGTATAGCCAGATGGTGGGGCGTGGTACTCGATTGCATCCAGGGAAAGAAGAACTGCTTTTGCTAGACTTCCTCTGGCACACTGAACGCCACGAGCTATGCCGACCAGCGCACTTAATTTGCGAGACTCCAGAAGTCGCTCAGAAAATGGTTGAGAATATGGAAGAGCAAACAGGCGTCATGCTTGACCTTGAAGATATGGAAGTGAAGGCGGCTGAGGATGTCGTCGCACAGCGTGAAGAGGCTTTGGCAAAACAATTGGAAGAAATGCGGAAACGTAAGCGTAAACTTGTGGATCCATTGCAATTCGAAATGTCTATCCATGCTGAAGATTTATCGAACTACGTTCCTAACTTTGGATGGGAGATGGCTCCTGCTAGCGATAAACAAATCAAAGCGCTTGAGAAGTACGGCATACTTCCTGATGAAATCGGGAATGCTGGAAAGGCTGCTTTATATTTAGACAGATTGCACAAGCGACAATCAGAAGGCCTGACCACACCAAAACAAATTCGATTCTTAGAAGGTCGAGGTTTCAAAGATGTTGGCATGTGGCAATTTGATCACGCTAGAAATATGATTGATCGCATTGCTGCAAACGGCTGGCGATTACCAGCAGGCGTGCGACCGGCTGAATATGTACCGGGGTGATGTATGGAACTAAATACAATCTACAACGAGGATTGCTTGGCCGGTATGCAAAAAATCCCTGACAAGTCAATCGACATGATATTGTGTGATTTGCCTTATGGTACGACTCGAAACAGCTGGGACAGTGTACTGCCATTTAATAAGCTTTGGGAACAATATGAACGAATTATCAAAGATAATGGCGCGATTGTACTGACTGCTCAAACTCCGTTTGATAAAGCGTTAGGAGTGAGCAAGCAAGAATTGTTGCGTTACGAATGGATTTGGGAGAAATCCAATGCAACAGGACACTTGAACGCCAATCGAATGCCGTTAAAGTCGCATGAGAACATTCTTGTGTTCTATAAAGAATTGCCAGTGTACAATCCGCAGTTTACTTACGGAAAACCGTACAAGGCAATCTGTAGTATGCATAGCAGTAACTATGGAAAACAAAAGGATAATATCGAAACCGTGAATGATGGCTATCGTTTCCCTAGAAGTGTATTATTTTTCAACAATGAAAAAGACAATTTTCACCCGACGCAGAAGCCAGTTGAATTGTTTGAGTACTTGATAAAGACATATACAAATGAGGGGGGGCTGGTGTTGGATAACTGTATGGGCAGCGGAACTACTGCAATAGCTTGTATTAATACCAACCGTAACTATATTGGTTTTGAAATTGATGAAGAATACTATCGCAAATCCATGGATAGAATCAACAGCCATGTGTCGCAGATGACATTATTTTAGAAAAAAAAGGAGAAAACAGTGGCAGAGAATGATTTTAACTTATTGCCGTTGCTGGATTACATCAATCCTGCCACGGTAGACTACCAGACATGGGTAAATGTGGGCATGGCCCTGAAGCATGAGGGATATACGGCATCTGATTGGGACAACTGGTCCCAAAACGATAGCCGGTACAAGAAATTCGAGTGTTTCAAGAAATGGGATACCTTCAACGAAGAAGCTGGAACTATCGTGACGGGTGCAACGATTACCCAACTGGCAAAAGAAAATGGCTGGGTGTCGCAATCTGGCTATGATAGTGAGAATGCGCATGAGTTAGGCTGGACCGATACAATAGATCGTGATTATCGTGTCATTGATAAAGACTGGATTGAAGGAAAAGAGATTCATGAGCCGACAATTTGGAATCCGGTTCAGGAAATTATCAAATACCTTGAAACACTTTTTGAAGCTGGTGAAAATGTAGGTTATGTGACCAAATGCTACCCAAAGACTGACGACGAAACTGGCGAGATTGTCAAATGGCTGCCAACACAGGGAGCTTACGACCGTACAGCTGGTGAGTTAATTCAACTCTTACAAGAATGTAATGGAGATATCGGTGCGGTTCTGGGAGACTATCACGAAGAAGCCGGCGCATGGGTGCGATTCAATCCAATGGATGGAAAGGGCGCTAAAAATGAAAACGTGACAGATTTCAGATATGCCTTGGTTGAATCCGACAGCATGCCAATCGATAAGCAAAATGCTATCTACAAGGAATTGGAGCTACCGATTGCAGCCTTGGTACACAGTGGAAACAAGTCGCTACATGCCATCGTCAAAGTAGATGCCAAGAATTACGAAGAGTATCGTAATCGGGTTGATTATCTTTATAAAATTTGTCAGAAGAATGGGATCATAGTTGATACTCAAAATAAAAATCCAAGCAGGCTATCACGCATGCCGGGCTTTATCCGAAATGGCCAGAAGCAATTTTTGGTAGATACTAACATTGGTAAGGCCGATTGGGACGAGTGGTACCAGTACATCGAAGACTTGAACGACGACCTGCCGGATCCCGAAGGATTAGCAGACAGCTGGGATAACTTGCCGGAATTGGCCCCTGAATTGATTAAAGGAGTTCTTCGTCAAGGCCACAAGATGCTGATTGCTGGTCCGTCCAAGGCTGGTAAGTCATTCGCTTTGATTGAGATGTCTATAGCAATTGCAGAAGGCAAAAAGTGGCTCGGTTGGGATTGTACGCAAGGGCGTGTCCTCTATGTCAACCTAGAGCTAGACCGTCCGTCTGCCTTGCATCGCTTCCGTGATGTCTATCAAGCTATGGGATTGCCACCTCAGAATATCCAGAATATCGATATCTGGAATCTGCGTGGAAAGACCGTACCGATGGACAAGCTAGCGCCTAAGCTCATTCGCAGAGCTTTGAAGAAGAATTACATCGCTGTCATCATCGACCCGATTTATAAGGTTCTGACGGGTGATGAGAATAGTGCAGACCAGATGGCGCACTTTACCAATCAGTTTGATAAGGTGGCCACAGAGTTAGGCGCTAGCGTTATCTACTGCCATCACCACTCAAAAGGTAGTCAAGGGGGTAAGAAGTCTATGGACCGTGCCAGTGGCTCTGGGGTATTTGCTCGGGATCCTGACGCGCTTATCGACTTAGTAGAGCTGGAAGTGTCAGAGGAATTACTTACTCAGAGACTGAATCAGGCGGCGTGCGAAGTATACAAACAGGCTTTGCAAGAGCGAAACAATGCCTACTATCAGCAGAATGTCGGCTTAGATGACCTCTTGAGCCCTGCTCAGATGCGGACGCATTTCGAGAAAGGCATTCCTGATGTGATGGCTCGGGCGCCGTATGTAGACAAGCTCGAAGAAGCTCGCAACAAGATCCAGATAGCGACTGCTTGGCGTGTTGAGGGTACGCTTCGAGAGTTTGCCAAGTTTAAGCCAGTCAATATGTGGTTCAGCTATCCAGTACACGCGCTGGATGAAACGGGCGTACTTGCGGATATTAAGCTGGACGATGATAAGCCAGGGTGGATGAAAGCTAAAGAAACTCGCAAAAAGAACGCAAAGGAGGACAAAAAACAAAAACTGATAGAATTTGACGAAGCAATCGAAAACGCGAACTTCGGCGAGCCACCTTCGAAAGAAGACGTAGCTGAGTATTTAGGAATTTCTGTAAAAACAGTTACTCGTAGATTGAATTCATCTAAAAAATATTGGTTCGACAAGAACTCAAATTCGATAAAAGAAAAAGGACAAGACCATAAAAACGTGGTCATGTCCGAATAAGACAGCACCATGAATTTATGGTTGTGTCTTTGTCTCAAAAAGGACAGACAAGACCATAAAAACGTGGTCATGTCCTGGACAGACAACTATATATTATATATATAGATAATGTCCTGTCGTCCATCATGTCCATACCTGTATAGACAGGGTTGCTTAAAACGCACCCTGTCATATACAAGGAACATGGACTAAAAGCGAAATTTAAAAAAGAAAAGGAGTACATTTATAAAAATGTCTATTGAATTCTTTTTACCGATGCAAAAAATTCCGACTACGACTCACCAGCAAAAAAAGGTAAACGTAAGATTTGGTAAGCCAATCTTTTATGAGCCAGAGGATCTGAAAAATGCCAGGGCGAAATTTGAGAGCTTGCTTGCGCAGCATGTTCCTCCAAATAAAATCAAAGGAGCGATTCGTTTGACTGTCAAGTGGTGCTTCCCTCGTATCAAAAAAAGCTATGATGGCCAGTACAAGACCACAAAGCCAGATACGGACAATCTGCAGAAGTTGCTCAAGGATTGCATGACGAAGCTTGGCTATTGGAAAGATGATGCGCAAGTGGCCAGCGAGATTGTCGAGAAGTTTTGGGCAGATACAGTCGGGATCTATATCAAGATTGAGGAATTGCTATGAAAATAAATTATATAGATTTCTTTAGCAGAGTCGTTCCAGAGTGGATGGCGCGCAGCAATCAAAAGAGCCAAGAGGTCGGTTTTGGTTCAGATGCTTATTGGCTCTGGGCCGTGTCGTCAATCGGAGAGATTTGCAAACAATACAATGATGATGAGCTAGTGACAGAACAGTTCGGTCTGCTCTTTAACTGGCTAGAAAAACAAGCAGGTTAAACCATGAAATACAACAAACAAACAA